TCTCTCCTCCTGTTGAATCTATATCACTTTTTTCTTGTTTACGCTGCTTTTCAACTTTAGCTCTCTCTGTTTTAGCTTCAGCAGGTGTAACTTTAGCAGGTGTAACTTTAGCAGGTCTAACTTTAGCAGGTCTAACTTTAGAAGGTACAGTAATTTTCTTACCTGCTTTCCAAAGAGGTTTGAGAGCTGCTAGTCCAGGAAGACTAAAAAAAATATCTGCATAGTCTCCTAGACCTCCTTCACCTTTTCTTACATTAGTGATAGAACGTTGATGAGGCATAACCGAAGAAACTAAATCTTTTTGTCTCTCTGTAGGAGTTCTAGCTTGAAGATTTGTACTAACCTGTTCTCCTGCTTTATGAAACTGACGCGGAGAAGAACGTTCTAATTTAGGTATCTTTCTACTATAATCAAAAAGAGGACTCATACTCCCAGGTACAAGCTTTTGAGCTGCTTTCCTTCTTGCAAGCTCTTCCTTTTGTATTTTAGCATCAATAGCAGCTTGTGCAGCTGCTTCTTTTTGGTATTTCTGGTTCATACGATTATATTCATCTATTCTTTTTTGCCATAGCTCTTGATGTTTAGCTGCCCTGGACATAGAACCACCACTTTGAAACTTTTTCTTCCTAGCCACTTCTAATCACTCCCTTTAACCAGTGTATTAGGTCCTCCAGCAGTGCTGAAGTTTGTTTGCATATCATCTTGTCTGCTTCTTCTAGCTCTATTTCTAAGTCTGTCCACTTCACTTGTATACTCCTGACTCCACTGAGGAACTGTGTTAAAACTTTTCATAAAGAGAGAAGCTTCTATCATTGAAGCATAGAAGAGAGCACTTTCACAATGTGTGGTAAAATAATTGGTAGGACTGGCAGAGGTAATAGTTGTAATCTGTGCAATGGAACCTATGTCCCCGTTGACAGTAACTGAAGACGGAGGAGCTATACGCATCTCTGTATTAGTTTTAAAACCATAGTACTTAGGTGTACCAGTGGAAGCTGATACAGGCCAGTAGTCCAGGAGGAACTCATAAGGTCTATGTTTAAGCTGAATATATTGTACAGCCCCTGCTGAAGTAGTTGTAAGCACAGAAAAAGTTTTTATTATTTCTCCACCAGAAGGAACTGAAACTTCTGCTGTGGCAGCGGTTACCACTACATTGGTATAAGATACCAGGCCCTGATCATCCAGATCATTCTGCAGTCTTTCCTGTGCTCTCTGTATCATATCAGGGAGAGCACCTACAAATTCTGATCCGTCATTTTCAGTGGTTGCTATAACTGCACTAACAAGAGAAGAAAAGTCCATAAGATCTCCTACCCATAGTATACATAAATTTTACCAGCATCACTGGAACCAGCAACTGATACTTTACCTTTACATCTTACACCGTCATCACCTATGTAAACATTATCTCCTGTGTTAGCTGCAAGAACAGGCTGTTTAATAACAGGACCATTCTCATCTGCAATTACAATTTCAGCAGCAACAGTGACAGCATAGGTATAAAGTCTAATTCTGGTATCTGCCAGAGTTACACTGGCAACTGTATCCACCAGGAGACCATTACCTCCTGCGCCACCTTCCACTTGTGCTATTTTAAGTGTGGTTGTCATTTATCTTTCTCCTGAGAAAAAAGGGAGAACCATCTCCTGATCCTCCCTTTATTATAGATCAAAGCTATGTTCTTTCCAAACAGCAGAAGTCTACCGTTCTACCGCTGCAAGAATAAAATCAATGGTCATGGTTTTAATTACAGCCTCACCATTTTGAATACCAAAAGAAACTGTAAGCTCTTCGTCATCAGGAGCATTATCAGTACTAGTAACTTCACCTACTTGAACATTATCTTGATAAATTCTAAAAACAGGACCACCTGTTGCAACGTCTAATGGATCATATTCAAAAGACAAAGTTACAAATGTGTCATCTGATATTGCATCCATTTCTACAACACTTAGACTAGAAGAGTTATCCTTTTCAAGAACAAAATCAGGCTGTGTATCTGCATCACCTTTGATAAAAAAGATACCATCTGTTCCATCTAAAGGAGTTGTATCAGTAATTTGAAGTCCCATTACAAACTCAGATTGAGTAGCATCATTGACTTTAAATTTAGCCGTAAAAAACATTCTTTTGGTAGAGTCCCATAAGAAAGATTCACCTACTAGATTAAAGAAATCAGAATCATCATCTGCATTATCATTGGTAATTAACAGAGCACCACCTGCTTGAGAAGTAAGAGCTTCAGAAGCATTACCTGAACCTCCCTCTACTGTGGTGATGGTCCACTCATCAGCATGGAAAGTAAAAAAATCATTAAAATAAGTATAAAACTTAGAAGGGTCCATATAAGGATAGTTAAAAAGAGGGTTACCCTTTACTTGATTAGAAATTCCATTGGGAAAATGTGTAGGCATAATGAACAGTCCTTTCCTAGACCAGCACCTTCTTAGAGTGCCATTCAGTTATGTTTGTGTTGAAAAAGAGTGGAGGAAATTCTCAGACTTCCCCCACTTTACCAGAATTATAGACTAGGCTCCCTGGGAACCCATGTAACCACGCCAATCAGACCAGCCAAAGCTGTAACGCTCCCTGGCTTTGAACCGGAGATTACCCGTGTCAAAGTCTGGCTCCATCTTTGTGGCAAGAGGTGCCCTGACAAACATCTTTGTTCCGTTGGGAACTTCTGTCTTGATGAAGAAAGCATCTCCATCTTGGAACCTCTTATTAACCATATAACCTTGAGGGATCATTCCCTGGTGGTTGATGGAGTTGATATTGTTATCAGCAGTATTAGGCTGATAAGGACTGTTCAGAACACGATCAGCAGTGAACTGATTAGCAGGTGCAACGTGTAGAGATACCGCATTGGCACCTACAAGAATGCCCCTGTCATCCTTAATAGTCTGAATACTAACCAAAGCTGTTTCCAGTGCAGCTTCTGATAGATCAACTGTTCCAGCAGTACCAATCAGATTACTCTGATCACCATCACCTACTGTGGGATGGCTTGCACTGAAGAGAGGTTGACCGTCACCACCTGTGTGAGAGGTACTGAAGCCATTATTGAAAACATCAGCAGCTTTAGTCTGCTTGGTATTAGCCATAGACCTGGCAAGACCCCTGGCACGTAACTTGGCAAAGGTATCATACAGGTTATCTTCCATGGCTTCCTCAGTTACGGAGAAGGCCAAAGCAATGGTCTCTGCCGTGTAACGTGAGGTGTAACTTTCTTGTGCGTTGTCATACTGAACAGCAGCGCCTTCACCCTTGACAGGTGCAGAGCCAAATCCAGTGAAGAGAACTTCCTCTTCAAACGCACGGTCAGAGTTCTCTACTTCAAAGAGAACACTGTATTCATCAGCAACTTCTCCATACTCAATGCCGAATACAGCATTAAGACCTGGTAGAAGCTGCTTGGCAATACTAGCTCTATTAATAGCCATTATCTAAGCTCCTTTCAGGTTATGCACCAGATGATACTTTGGTCAACTGGTGGTGGATAAGTTGAACTTCTGCAATCGGGAATGCACGTTCTGATGCATTATCAATATCATTCCCAGGTGTGTCCACAAAGTCAATGATACGGAACATAGCTGCTACACCACTTGTACGTGATGCAACGTCTAGTCCAAAACCAGACCTGCCTGTAAAGGTTGATCCAGCTCCGCGTGTGACTTCAAAATTGAACTCCATGACATCGCCCGAAGAGGCGCTAGTGTCACATTGGACTTCAAAGGTAGCATGAGGATCATCACATACAATCGCATAAGCATTACTGGCAGAAGTACCAGTGGGCCAATGACTTCTCCATTTTGGCTCACCGTCTTCTTCATAGTAGCAACCCATGAACACACCAATTGGTGTATCAGAAGCACCGCTATCATTACCAACAACTGAGACTACACCGTTCCTGACATGAACCAGATCACCAGTAAATATATTACCAGCCGCACCTGATGCAATACGATAGTTGCGAGTCTGAGTGGTATTGGCACCGCCATACCTACGCGAGGGAGTGAGTCCGTTAAGGGCTTTTGTAGTAGTCATACTACACTCTCCTCTCTTTAAAGATGAGTAGAAAAAGCAGCAGTTAAAATTTTAGTTTTGAAACTGTGGCATTCTACCCTTGGTTACAGTTGAAGTGCTATTATTTGAAATGGGCATTCTAGAATCTGAAGCGGCCATCAACTGCTGATTTACAGCATCCATCATGGCATTTGCTTTATTCTGGTAGTACTCATTCCTGGCTTTTGCTTTGCCGCGAGGCATCTTGGCTAGAGCGACATCCCCTCGCACAACACAATTTTGATAGCGTCCGGTGTCTAAAACAGTTGCAGACTGAAGCATTTCGGGAACTTCCTCCGGAGTTACAAATACCCATCCCTGACTTAACTTGCTTCCCACATTCTTGTAATCATCTTCACCTTTGATGGAGATACGTATCCAACGAAGAACCATGTCTTCAGAGGTAAATCTATTTACCACAGGAGGAGGGATATCAAGCCAATTCGGTTCTGTATAAGTGTACTCCTTAGATTCAGTTTCTCTAGTTTGAGTAGCTCTGCTACTTGTTTTACTCATCTTTAAACGCTCCTTTATTTTCTTTTGTTACGCGCTGTACTATGCAGTAATTGGTACATATTCACCTGCTGCTCGGTCTGCTCTTGCTTTCTCTGCAGCATATTTCTCAAGAGGTATATTCCACTTCTGAGCTAATCTTACATCTTCTTGAGTAAGTTTAACTTTTTTAGAAGAGGAGGAACTGGCGGAACTGCGCGACTGCCCTGCCACCACCTGTTGAGTATTCCTGGGAGTTTCAACTTGTTGATTAAACTTATGAGGAAACTCTCTTCGCATTCTGGTATCTACTTCTTGATAAAACTGTTCTGAAGCAGGATTAACACCTTCTTCTTTAAGCTGGGCATCTATGGTTAAAGCTGCCACTGTCATTATATTATCTTGACCAAACCAAGAATTTTCTGCTTTCTGGCTCCAAGCCACTGCTTTAGGATCATATTGTTCCTGTTCCTGAGTCTGTACTTGTGCTTGCTGCTGCTGCTGCTGCTGCTGCTTGACTTCTCTGGCTTCTAAAGTTTTTTCATACTGAGCCAGTTGAGTTTTATTCTGTTCAATATTATTAAGATCAACTTGACTTTTATTTAAAAGCTGTTGAGCATTAAGCATCTTCTCTTTATCACCTGCATCATAAGCATCCAGGTAAGCTTGCTTGGCTAATTCTGTCTGCTGCTGTAGTTGGTGTTGTGTTTGTTCATAAGTATTTTTATGAAGATCTACAGCACTCTTATCTCTCTCATTAACTATACTAACCAGTTGCTGTTGTTCAGCTTCCAGTTGAGCAATCCTGTCTTCACGTTCCTTCTTCTGTTTGACAAGTTGCCTTATTCTTTTTTCTGCCCCTTTTGTTTCTATTCCTTCTAACTCTGGAATATCTACTGGTGCGGAAGTTTCTTTCTCTTCAGAGGGAGGAGGAGGAGGAGCAGCTTCCTGTTCCTGTTCTTGTACTTGTTCCTCTACATCTTCTACTTCAAACTCTACTTTTTCTTGTTTTTCAGGAGAAGAAAGATCTACTTCATTCCATTCAGTTAGTTCTTCAGCTACATTAGGTTTTTGTTCTTCTGACATTTATATGATTTCCTCATAGTTTGCGAGTACTAAGATTACGCAGGTCTCCTAATATTATTAACATATTTAGCCGCCTAATACAAGTGTGGTATCAAGATCTTCCGGATTATCTATCTTCATTAAAATCTGATCATCAAAGAGAAGAAGCAATTTAATACCTTTATAGACAAATTTTGTACCTACTAATTTCTGATAACAAACATAGTCCCCTACTCTACACCAGGGACCAGCAAGAAATTTACTTGTGTCTTCATAGGCAAGTACTCCAACTTTAAGTACTCTCCCCACTGTGGTAAGATAGGAGATGTCATCTCTAGCCTTCTCTGGTAGGATGATACCCCCTTTAGTTTTTGTCTTGATAGTGACAGGTCTAACCAGAATATGATACCCAGGTAATTCTGGAAGAATTTCTGGATCAGAAACTTCATCTTTTGTGATCCAAGAATCATTTGTTATTGCTCCTGCAAGAGGTGGATTAATCATCTTCTAAATCATTCTCCATTCTGTTACTGAAAATACGGGTTAATTCTGAAGAGGCCCACTCAATTCCTGAGATGGTTCCCACCAGTTGCTTATACTGGTTGTAGTCCTCCACCTGTCCTTCTGCAAGTAAAATTTTTAAAGCCTCTTGCTTCTTGACATAGGAAGTTTTTATCTCTTGAAATATATCCATTAGAGTATTATACTGTCTTTGATCTTGTCATCCTACGCTTTTTTTTAGAAGGTCTTTTATTAGATTTTTTAGAATTAGACAAAGCAATTGCCACTGCCTGAGATCTTGGATAACCTTCTCCTACTAATTTTTTTATATTACTTGCTATAGTCTTCTTACTTTTTCCTGGAGTGAGCGGCATTTTAAATTACTCTTGGTTCATAAGGATTAGGATTACTAGCAATTCTACCTCCTGTTGCAGATGTTTTCGTCCGTCTTAGTTCAGCAGCAACATCTTCCATTCTGTCTCTAATTCCACGTCTCTTCATTTCTTTAGCTTTTTTATATTCATTATGTTTTAAAAACTCAGCTGCAGCTTCTTCAAACTTTCCTTGATTTATTAATTTTCTGGTTAGAGGACTATGTTCTGGTGTAAGAGTTCCTCTATAGTAAGATTGACCAATTTGTAATTGTAAAGGTAAAGGATAAGAATCAAAATTAGGATAAGATCTACGAATTTCAGGCATACGCTTTTTTATATCTTCTTTTAAATATTTTTCTGCTTGTGCTATAGTAATTATATCTCCAGATTTAACTCCTTGGGTTCTTCCAAAACCTATGGTAAAAGGATCATTTTTTACAGGGATTTTTGCTTTTAATATAGGCTTTCCCTCATACCTTTTTATAGTTTCAGCCAATTTTTCTTCCAAAGAACTTCCTCCTTTAGGAGTAATTTTTTCTTTTTCTCCGATATTTAAAGACAGACCAAGTGGGCTAAAAAAAGAAAGCATATTATCTAATATTCCACTTTTATTTTTATCTTCTGACTGTACTTGAGGAAGAGCAGCTAAACCTTTAGTCTTTTCTTCCATAGGAATAAAACCTTTAAGTCTATCATAAACAAGTTTTCCAGCCATTTCTTATTCTCCTACTTTCTTACTCATCTCCAAGAGAGCTTTCATGGCAGTGTCTGCTGCTTTAAGTTCAGAACCGTCATCTATCTTCTGTTTCTCCAATTCCAATTTAGCAGCAGACTCCAGGGCTTTGAGATTGTCCCTGCGCTCGTCTGTTTCCATTTTACCTATGTTCATCACCAGGTCATTCATATTTTCTTTCTCTCTGAGCTTCATATCCTCTTGTTTAAGAGCAATATCAGCAGAATCTTTCATGGATTCCATCTGAGCTTTCTGTTTATCAAACTCAAGCCGCTCTTTTTCCAGAAGAAGCATCTGCTGCTCTGGACTTTGGGCCACGCCCATGGCAGCATTGGCATTTGCCACCTCTTCCGCTGCCTGGGCCATGACCATCTCTGTGGTTTTGGGGTCATTTGCCACTCCAGAGGACTCTACCAGGCCTAGTACCTGCTCTTGGTACTTCATAATCATATGATCTCGGATATTTGCATTGATCACAGGGACAATTTGCTTCATCATGGGGTTTGCACCTGTGGCAGGGTCCTTTAGGAAGGCACTTTTAAACTGAATA